TCGCCCGAGACCCGCTGACGCGCTCGCTCTACAAGCAGGCGCAGCTCAATGCGCTGAGGCAGGAAAACCTCAAGCTGCCAGACCTCTTCGACAAGGAAGGCAGCCTGATCGCCAACGCTTACCCGTCGGTGGCGTCGCTCGACTACCTGCTGCGCGCGCTGCGCGCCAAGAAGGACCAGGCATTCCGCGCTGGCAGCGTCAACGCCACCGGCATCAACGCGCTCTTCAAGTCGCTTGATGAAAAGGTCAAGGACTTGGTGCCGGAGTACCGCGACGCGCGCGCCAAGTTCTTTGAGGATTCCGAACTCATCAAGTTCTCGGAACTTGGGGAGCGATTCATCAACATGAGCGAGGCAGAGCGCAAGGTCGCCGTGCGCGGCCTGACGGTTGACCAGCTCGATCTCGTGCGCGACACCGCGCGCGACTCGCTGTTCAACCGGCTGGCCTCGGCGGATGACGCCGGGCTCGCGCGGATGCTGACCTCGACAAAGCAGAACCGCGACCTGCTCGGGTTCATCGCCACGACGCCGGAAGCGGCCGCTCGCGCGGCGCTACAGATCCGGCAGGAGCGCCAGCTTCAAGAGTTCGCCCGCAACATCAATCCCAACATGGGGTCGCGCACGGCGCGCACGCAGGCGGCGGCAGGACAGGGCGTGGACCAGCTCGCAGCCGCAGAGCAGGCCATGCAGTTCGCCGCGGGTGGCCCGGCGGCGCGGGTGATGACCATCCTCAACCTCGCCGGCGGCCGCCTGCGCGGCCTCACCCCAGAGGTGCGCGCGGATATGGCGCGGATGCTGACGACGGTCAACCCGGAGCAGCAGAGGCGCATCCTGGAAAGGCTCAAGGTCGAGGACCAGCTCCTGATGCGTGAGGAGATCGGCCGCGCGCAGCGGCGTCTCGGGGACGTGCAATTCGGGGCCAAGGTGCCGGGGCTTCTCTCGACCGAGGATTGAGGCTACACTCGCCGCACCCAAACGGGAGGCGCAGCCAATGTCCAAGCAGGCACCCGCCCGCCGCAAGACTGACCGCACCAGCCGCCATGAGCGGCTGCAGATCCCGCGTCGGTTCCAGTTGCACGGTCATCAGCTCACCGTGCGCATCCTGCCGCGCACCCGCTGGCCGCACCCCAAAGACACCGTCGGGATGTACGACCCGACCTGTCACCGCATCGACCTGCGCGGCGATCAGGGGGACACCGAGCTGCAGCAGACCTTCTGCCACGAGTGGGCACACGCCTTGCTCGATGAAATGAACCATCCACTGACACACGATGAGGTCTTCGTGGACAACTTGGCGAGCCTGCTTCACCAGTCCCTGACCACCTTCGACTCTGGAGCAAAGCCGTGCCGCTGACCGCATCGGATCAAGAGTTCATCGCCGCTTGGCAACGCCTCAAGAAAGCCTCGGCAGTATCCAAAGCGCTCGGCATCAACATCCGCAACGTCTACAGCCGCCGCCGGTCGATGGAGGCGAAATACGGCATGGCGCTCGAGGCAATCAACCCGATCCGCGGCACGGGAGAGCAGAGCCTCGCCGGACGCCGCGCCAACGCCCTCGCCGCAGAACGCGCCGAGAAGTACGAGGGCGAGATGCACGACACCATCACCGACGGCGTGGTGCTCGTGGCCTCCGACTGCCACTACTGGCCCGGCATCGTCACCGTCGCGCATGAGGCGTTCTGCCGTCTCGCCAAGGCGCTCAACCCCGCGATGGTCGTGCTCAACGGCGACATCCTCGACGGCGCTCGCATCTCGCGGCACCCGCGCATCATGTGGGAACAGCAGCCGCAGCTGAAGGACGAGATCCACGCCGTGCAGGATCGGTGCGCCGAGATCGAGCGAGCGGCAGGCAAGGCCAAGCTCGTGCGCACGATTGGTAACCATGACGCACGTTTCGAGAACTACCTCTCCGGCCGCGTCTCCGAGGTCGAGGGCATGCCGGGCTCGACGCTGCTCGACTTCCTGCCCAAGTGGCGCGCCGGCTGGGCGCTGCACCTCAACGCCCGGACGGATGGGTGGACCTGCATCCGGCATCGCCCGGTCGTCGGCGGCATCCACGCCGCCATCAATTCGACCCTCAAGGCGGGCGTCTCCTACGTCCACGGCCACCTGCACCAGCTCAAGGTCACGCCCTGGGCCGACTACCGAGGCCGTCGATACGGCGTGGACACCGGCACGATGGCCGACATCACCGGCCCGCAGTTCACCTATGTCGAGGCGGGGCCGGTCAATTGGGCGAGCGGCTTCGCGGTGCTCACGTTCCGCGAGGGACGGCTCCTTCCGCCTGAGATCGTGGTGGTGGACAACGGGACGGCGTGGTTCCGCGGCGAGGCGGTCTAACGCTTCCTCGGGTCCACGCCGGCGAGCAGCGAGGCATACCACAGCAGCTTCTTGGCGTCCTGGTCGAAGCTGTCCTTCAGCCCGAGCCGCCAGTTGTACTTCGCCACCTGCCCGCGCAGATACCCGCGAAACTCCGTCGGCGAGAGCTGCGCCTCGATGGCGTCGATGCACTCGATGCAGCCGACGCGGTAGTGGGCCGGGTTGATCGGGTCGCTCATAGACGATCCGAGAAGACGAACGCCAGAATAACGCCCAAGGCGAAAACGCCGAGGACGGCGTACACCCCGAGCGCGATGTTAAGCAGAAACTCTGTCACGACATCACCTCCAGTTCTCCAAACCACGTTTGAGTCAGGGACCAGCGCAGGGCAACAGGCGCCGACTCGCCAGACCTGCTCCCGGCAACGGACTGGCCACAATGGCCGCAGGTCACGCGCCAGTCAGCCCCGACCTTCGCGCTAATCTTCTCGGAATTTCCCGCGAAGTCTTGCAGGAAGAAGCGGTGCTGACAGCAGCTCACGACATCACCTCCACGATCAAGATACAGAACAGCAGCACAACCGACGACACGATGAGCGCATCGCGCAGCAGCCGGAAGAAGGCGTCGAAGTCAGGTGGCTTTTCCATCGCTCCCCCTCGCACGGATGGCCTCGGCGCAGTCTCTCGCCGTCATCGGGTTGGCGTAGTTGTCCACGCTGTCCAGTATCCGCGCACACGCCTCCCGCTCGGCCTCGACCGCCTTTCGCAGCGCCACGCACCCCGGCCTGTCGCATTCGGGGTGACAGGAATGGATAGAGTTGACGGTCATGCGCTCCCGCTCGGCTGCTGCGACATATTCCGCATACCGATAACGCGCATAACTATCCCCGGCTTTGATTGACTCATTCACGGATCTATTCCAGAGCGTGTCTAGTTCCTCGCGTGTCATGTCTTGTCCTCCGTGATCGTAAAAGTTGGCGGGTCGCGGTTGGTGTTGTAGCCCTCGACCTGTGGCTTCTGCTCCGCGAGCGCGGCGTCGAGGGCGGCGAGGGCGGCGCGCATCACGCGCACCGGGGCGCAGTCCCGGCATTTTTCCTCGCCGCAATCATCGTCCGACGCATTGACGATTCCACGCAACGAATTTCGGATGTGCAGCCCCACGGCGCGGGGCAGGGTGATGTCGCTCACGGCTTCACCTCCTCTGCTTTGGCGATGGCGGCGCGGGCGCTAGCCCCGGCATCGTAAGCGGCTTCTCGGTGAATCTTGTGAGGGTCTGAGTCCAACAAATGTTTAGGGCATCGTCGGTCTATCCAATTCAACGCCTCCAACAGTTTCGCGTTCACGATGTGCAGGCGGCGCAGTTCGGCGGCGGCTTGCGTATCCGTGTCGCCGTACACCACATCGGATTCCAACGCATCAGCCAACCGCAGGGCTTCGGGTTGTTCGCTCACGGCTTCACCTCCTTGATCGCGTCGATAGCATCCTGCGCGTAGCGGTCAGCCTTCGCTGCATCTGTCGCCCCTAGCGCCCACGCCGCGTCCCACGCCGCGCTCGCCCACAAGCCAAACGGCAGTTCGGGCGCTGCACGATACACAGCCCACGCTGTCTCCGTCGTCCGCTCCCGGCACATCGCCTGCCACGCCTCCGCATATTCCGGCGCAGGCTTGTGCGCCTCCAGCGCTGCCCACATTTCGTCGAGTTTCGTGGTCACGGCTTCACCTCACGCGCCTTGAGCATGGCGTCGGCGCAAGCGTAGGCAATTTCGGCGCATTTGTGGAAAGTCGGCATATCAGGGTCAGCGGTCAACCCCGCCAACGCCTGCCCCGCGAACCAG